GGCCGTCGGGCAAACGGTGAAATACGAGGTGTGTGTGGATCACCTCGAATGTGGCGACTAGCGACTGAAACGGGATATACTGAGCGGGCAAATCACATAGCCAGCCAGCAGTATTGCGGCGGCGACCAGTGACCTCCGGTGGGAGTCATGAATTGGTCGCCGCCGCTTTTGTTTTCCGGTTTGGCATGCGAACAACAGGCATGAGCATGAGATGCATCGTGGCGATTGACGGGGAAGTGATCAACCCAGCAATGCTGGCGTTCACAGAAGTGCGCACAACGGCCGTCGCGGTCGGCGCTGTGCAGATCAGCCAGGCGTTTGAGGTATTGCTCGATGGTCACCTGCTGCGCGGCCGGCCGGGTGACTATCTGGTGGTCGGCGAGGGCGGCGAGATATATCCGCTGCCGCAGGCATTGTTTGGCGCGCTATATCAGCGCAAAAAAAAGGAGTTCTCTTCATGACATCAGAGTCGTTGTCCGCAATCGCCGGCGTCCTCTCGTCGCTGGCATTCTCGTATGTGCCGGGCCTGAGCGATTGGTTCGATGCAAAGCCGCCGACGGCGAAGCGTCTCATCATGGCCGTGCTGCTGCTGGCGGTAGCGGCCGGCGCACTGGGTTTGAGCTGCGCCAACATCATTGACAACGTGTCGTGCACTCAGGCCGGCCTGGTGGCGCTGGTGAACAGCTTCATCGCCGCGCTGGTGGCCAACCAGGCGACGTATCTGATTGCGCCGAAGGCGAAGGCTGGGGCATAGGACGCAGTTGCCGTGAGGCAGACACGGTGAACAGTGGACACAGATAGCAGGTATTTGCAACTGGCGCTTGTGATCGTAGTCGGTCTGGGCGTTCTCATCGTTATCGCGCTCATCGCCATGCTGGCATCGCAGCGCGAGATCACGATGAGCATGAAGGCAATCAGCCAGAACCAGCGCGAGATTAGTGACAGCCTGCGCGAGAGTGCACGCAGCCAGAGGGACATCAGCAATACGCAGCGTGAGCAATCCGGCGTATTGCAGACGCTGGCCACGCATGTGGCCGTGATGGACGCAAAGATTGATGGGGCATCAGGCGGGCGATTCCCAAACGAGTGAGGGCGGGCCGTGCAAATTCGGCTGCGGCGCGCCTGCGCACGGTCTTGAGCCGGCGCTTCAACTTAGACGAGCTGGAGGCGTTGGCAGCCGAGGCCGGCGCGACGTGGGACGAGCTGCGCGGGCAAACGGCGCTGGGCAAGGCGAACGCGCTGGTGGATTGGGCGACGCGCAACGACCGGCTGCTGGCTCTTACCGTGCTGGTGGTGAGGTCGCGGCCGGACAACCTGGAGGACTGGCTGTTCAATTCGTTCGCCTAATTGGCGTAGCAATCATCAATCATCAATCATGGCATTCGGCGACAGCGGCGTCCTAGACACCTTCACTCGTGCTGATACCCTGGGTGACTCCAGTGCCAACTGGACGACGGGTCTGTATTCGGGCACGTCGACCTTTGGTATTTCCAGCAACCAGGCGTATGGGCCTGCTGGTGACTACCGTGAACGCTATTGGAACCAATCCACGCCGGGGCCGGATAGCGAAGTGTTTGTCACGCTGCCAGTGAGACCGGCTAACGGCGAGGTCGTGTATCTGTGGTTGCGCGCACAGGGTCCAGGCACATCAGGAGCGGACGCATACGAAATCATCATCAACGGTAACGCCGGCGGCACAAACCACACATGGGACATCAACCGCGTCATTAACGAGAGTGGCACATCACTGGCGACGCGCACACAGACGATCTCCAACGGTGATGCGTTCGGGCTGCGCGCAATCGGCAGTGGCGCGACGGTCACCATTCAGGCATGGTACCGCGCAAGCGGGGGTAGTTGGGCGCAACTCGGCGCGGACATCAGCGACACGAATGCTAGCCGTATCACGGCGGCGGGCCGGATTGGACTAGGTTTCAACGGCGCAACCACACGCGCCGATGATTTTGGCGGCGGCAATATCAACGACGCAGTTCCGTCGTTCTATCCCGAATTCGAGGTCGCGTATGCGCTGCGCCGGGACATGTGGCCAGGGCTTGCGCGTTAGCTAGAGGAGGCACATATGCCACGAGGAATTTACATTGCGCGGCTGGACAACGTATCTATCAGCGCATCGCGCACGCTGGTGCAACTCAACGTTGCATCAACATGCGCGGCCATCATGCAGTCGGCGTATGTGGACATCACGAGCACCACGTCCACGAACATCCGGCTGCAACTCATCAAGCGCACGACGGCCGGAACGGGCACATCGTTCACACCGGTGAAGATCAGTGGCCACCCCACGGCGCTCTCCACCGCGACGAATAACCACACAGCCGAGGGAACGGCCGGTGATGTGTTGTGGGAGCGGACGATCAACTACATCCCCGGCATGGACAGGATATTGATTCCTGAACTGCGGCCGGAGCTAGCGCCGTCAGAACGTATCGGTTTGTTTTTGCCAGCAGCGCCAGGCGCGGCAGTCAACATCAGCGCAGGCATTGAATGGCTTGAGATTGGCTAGCCTCTCGGCTGGCGTTTGGAGGTATCGCATGTTCGACTTTTTGACAGATGCAGAGAAACAGATCGTGGCCGAGGCGGCCACGGACATGGCGAGCTTCACGGCCGGATCGGACGCGTATCAGTTGCGCGCGATCATCCTGAAGCTGGCTGCGAAGGTGCAAGGGGTGGACGTAGCTATCCCGCCGGCATCAGATCAGATTTCAGCGGAGGACAAACCATGAGCATGAGGAACGACGGAATCAGCACGCGAGAGAGCGCGAACATCGCGGCTATGCCCGCCACGCACGACGGCCTGCTGTGGCGGGTGAACTGGTCGGTGCACAAGTTCACCGACCCCGGGGACAAAATCTCGCGGGCGCTGAAGGCCGGCGCGCCGGTCAGCCGCTTTCAGCATGCTTGGGCAGAAGTGCCGATTGTGCGTGAGGGCAATCTGCTGATGTATGGCGGCGCGAGTTGCATGTGGCAGTGCCTGATAGGAAACGGCACGACCACGGCCGGGCAGGCGCTGACCTACTTCTCTAACGCGCGCGCGGCCATCGGTTCGGGCGACAGCACCACGGCCGCGGCCGCCACGCAGACCGACCTGCAGGCGTCCACCAACCTGCTGCGCGTGGCCATGGACGCAACCTACCCGACGCACACCGACGCGACCACGAGCGGCGCGGCGACGATCACGTTCCGCTCGACGTTCGGCACGTCGCAGGGCAACTGGGCCTGGCAGGAATGGGCTGTCTTTAATTCGGCCACGGCCGCTACGGGGAGAATGCTTAACAGAAGGGTAGAGAGTCTTGGTACAAAAACCTCTGCCGCGACGTGGACATTCACGGTCACGATTACTCTGGCTTAGTGGCTTCAACCCAAAAAGGCGGATTGAGGAAGTCAATGTCTGATTGATGGGGGCAGTAACCGTATAGACCGATAGCTTGGTTGCAGTTGTGGCACAAAACGCGCAGTCCTTCTTTTGGATAGCCTTGTCGTTTTAGCCATGCAAAAAACTGATGACCGACGCCACTCGCGTTTTTACGGTGCTGCTTCCCTTTGCCATTGATATGGTCAATCGAAAGGAACTCTATTTGCGTTTCGCCGCAGCAAGCACACGCACCGCCGTATGCTTGAATAACTTCGGCTTTGTATTGCCGACTTCGGCGCACGCGATAGGCTCGTTCCTTGTCTCGATTGGCGTGATACCTTATACGCTGACGCTCCAAAAGTCTCTCGCGATTCCTTTGGTAATAGTCGCGCAAATAGTTATCTCTAGGCTTATTGGCGTCTGTCATGACAAACTAACCCATCGTCTCGAAGTCGCCGGCGCCGATCTTGTCGAGCGTGTTGATTGCGTCTCGCACGGTGTCCATGAAACCCATGTTAGTGAGTTCACTGACGAAGCCATTGCTGGCCTCAAACTCTTCGTAGTAGGTCTGCATGCTGCTGCGACAGTGATGCAGCGTGACAAGCTCCGAGGGTGCATTGGCGATGAGCCAGTCGAGGATCGCCTGCGAGATGTGATCGTGCAGGACGATGACGAAATGCGGACTAAGGACGGGTTGTTCGGTGAGCGTCTTGAGCCAAGCTTCATGCCTACTTTCGCTGACACGGCGATACTCTGGCACTGCCTTCTGAACGGTCGTGGTTGGGTTAGACTTGTTAGTAGCCATCTCACTATCTCCTTAGTGGGTTGGTTAGGGCTGCATCAGCGTTCCCGCGCCGGTGCAGTCCGCTCCTCTAGTTACTTTTTGGACTCCAGCCTTGCGAGTTCAGCCAAGACAAGTCGGTTGACGATCTCCATTAAGGTCTCACGCTTGTTCTCTTTGGTGAGTAATAACGCTCTGACCTTGCTAAGAGCATCCCAGGTTGTCCGCCAGATTCTCACGTTCTGGTATTCCACATGCACGATTGTAAGCAACTGCGTGCAATTGTCAATACAGAGAATTAGTTAGCGCATGTCCTACATCTTCCGCCGTCCGGTTCCGCCGATCCAGCGCCGGCCGTTCAACCCGGCGCTGTTCGACTCGGGCGGAACGGCCACGCCCAGCGCCAGCGACTCGGCGACTGCAACCGAGTCGTCGAGCATCGCCGTCACGCTGGCGGCCGCTGATGCCATCTCGGCGACGGAGGGGACAAGCGCCGTTAGCGCGGCCGTTAGCGCGGCCGACACGACCACGGCCACGGACGCCAACGGCGGCATCGCCCTGGCTGGGCTGGGTGACCGCGCGCAAGCGGCCGAGGCGGCAGGCTACGGGCTGCGCTTCTATGGCAACACAGCCAGCAACCAGGACAAACTGCGCATCGAGCTTGACAGCCCGGCCAATCCGTCTGTGGACGTGGGGGCCGGCGACGCCACGTGGGAGTTCTGGATTCAGTGCGCCTACGCCGACAACACCTCGGACAGCATCGCCGACGCGCGCTACTCGAATATCATCCTAGACCGTGATATTTGGGGCCACGAGCGCGGCTTCGTGCTGGGCGTCACGCGGCGCAGCGGGCCGATTCTGGCGGTGTGTTTCGGCGCGGCCGACACCGGCGGCGGGTGGGCCACCACATATGGCACGGCCGACGTGGGCGACAACCTGCCGCACCACATCGCGCTGACGTGGCGACAGTCTACGAGCACGCTGGAGGCATATGTTGACGGCGTGTCGCAGGGCACGCGCACACTCAGCGTCACCAACCTGAGCTACCCGGACGGCGAACGGCCGGGCAGCGGCGCGAACAACGAGTATCTCGTCTTCGGTGGCGAGAAGCACGGCGTCGGCGTGGCGTTCAATGGCACGCTGAGCGAGATTCGGGTGAGCGACTCGCGCCGCTACACCGGCTCATTCACCCGGCCCTCGGCGCGCTTCACGCCCGACGCCAACACGATGGGGCTGTATCACCTGAACGAGCAGGTGGGTACAGTCGCATACGACTGGAGCGGGCGCAGCAATGGCGAGAACGGCGAGTTGCTGGTGGGCGGATCGCCGAGCGGGCCGGTGTGGACGCCGGTGCAGTTCCCCTTCGGCACGCAACTGGACATCTCGCAGACGCGCACCGAGACCGCGACAGCAACCGAAGGAACGCCGGCAATCGCGCTGGCCGGGCCAGCCGACACCGCCACGGCCACGGACGCATCCTCGCTTGACACGGGCAACACGCCCATCTCGTCGTCCGACAGCGCGACGGCGACGGAAGGCGCGAGCGCAGTAAGCGCGGCCGTGGACGCCAGTGACAGCGGCACAACATCGGAGTTGGCCATCGTCGCAGCCGGCGTCGCGGCCAGCGACAGCGCATCAGCGACAGATGCGGCGAGCGTTGCGGCCGAGGCGGCGGGATCGGACATGGCCACGGCCACGGAAGGCGCAGGCGTTATCAGCGCGGCCACGGACGCCAGCGATTCGATCACGGCCAGCGAGTCGGCCTCGATCATCGCAACGCTGAGCGCGACGGATAGCGTGACGGCAACCGAAGGGACATCACTCAACACTGGCGACAACCCGTCTGCGTCTGACCTGTTCACATTCACCGAGAGCGCGAGTGTCGCCGTGACGCTGGCTGCGAGCGACACCGTTACGGCGACGGATGCGGCCAGCCTCGCGGCGGCGTTGGCGTCGTCGGACTCGCTGACGTTTAGTGAGCTGGCGACGATCCTGGCGCTGATCGCGGCGGCGGATACGGCTATCGCGTCTGAGTCGTCGTCGGTGCAACCAAGCAGTGGCACGCCGTCGGCGTCAGAAAACGTGACGGTGACGGAGACCGCATCGTTGTTGGTGTTTGTCGCTGCGTCTGATAGCGCCACAGCCAACGATTCAGGTGTTGTAAGCGGCCCCGTCATCGTCCTATTGCGCGCACGCATGAACGACCGCCCGGCCTACCGCGCCACGGTGGACGACACAAGAGCAAGCTGACACCATGGCCAACACGACAAACGTCTACACCCTGCGCACCGATGTATGGCTTGCGGCTGACTTCACGAACGCCGACACCGGCGCGTATTACGACCCGGCCACGGTGCAATTCATCGTGCGCAGGCCGGATGGCACAAGCATGACGCTGACCTATCTCACCGACGCGGCGGTCGAGCGAACGGGTCAGGGCAGGTATCGCTGCCGGTGGACGACGGCGCAGGCAGGCCGGCACGCGTATGGCGCTATCGGTGACGGGGCCGCGCGGGCGGCCGAGGACAAGGTGTTCGTGGTGAGCGCGAGTCCAGTGCTGTGATCATGCTGAATCAGGAGATATGAGGGTGACGCACAAGAAGGCAAAAACTGCCCGCGCCAACGCTGATAGCAAGGCGGGAAACAGGGGCGGGCGGGTGAAAGGCCCGCCGGTGGAACACCAGTGGAAGCCCGGCCAGAGTGGCAACCCATCCGGCCGGCCGCGCAAGGCCAGCACGTTGCTTCGGCATGCCTACCTTGACATTTTGGCGCAGCCCGTGCCGGCGAACAGAGCAGATCGAATCAAGGCGCTCATCGCCGGCGGGGCAACATGGGCCGAGATGATCGCGTTTGCGATGGTGACAAGGGCCGAGTCGGGCGACGTGCCCGCGGCGGCAGAGATACGAAAGACGACTGAGGGCGACACGGTAAACCTGAAAGCGGCCGACCAACTGAAGGCGTTGGCGGCACAAATGGGACTGGATGACGATGCAGTTAGAAGCGACCCAATCCTGGCTGCGATATTTGCCGCAGCCGGCATTGCTTGAACTGGCGGCCAACCGCATGCGCGAGTTGGCGACGCAGCGTGCGACGCGCCGGCCCGCCGCGCCGCTCCTGGATTGGACGCGCGAGCACCGCCGTTTCCTCATCCCCGACCGGCCGCTGGACTTTGTGATTCACCCGTTTTTGCCGGACATCTACACCTGCGCCGCGCCGAAGACGGTTGTGATGAAAGCCGGGCAAATGGGCGCATCGGAATATCTGCTGAGCAAATCGCTACACGCGTGCGACCAGCGCGCGGCGACAGTGCTCTATGTATTCCCGACCGAGACGCATGTGAGCGACTTCTCTAGCGCGCGGCTTGGGCCAGCCATTGAGGCCAGCGACTATTTGGCTGGGATCGTAGTGGACGGCGCTGGCGGCGCGGGCAACAACGGCAAGCGCGGCGCGGATCGTGTGACGCTGAAGCGCATCCGCGACCGGTTTATCTATTTTCGCGGCGGCAAGGTTAACGATCGCGGCATGGCCCCGCAACTCAAATCTATCGACGCCGACGTGCTGATGCTTGATGAGTTTGATGAGATTGACCCGCGTGCGCCGGCCATCGCCCGCAAGCGCCTGGGGCACAGCCAAATCGCTGAGGAGGTAGCCGTCAGCACGCCGACATATCCGGGCATCGGCATTCATGCTGAGTGGCAGGACTGCGACCAGCGCGAATGGCACGTGCCGTGCCCGGCATGCGGCGAGCGGCAGACGGTTGACATCAACCGCATCGTCGTCGAGTGGGACGCGATGGGCCGGCCGGTGTCATGGCATGGCCACGCAGACGGACGTGCCTGGTGCGCATGCCGTAAGTGCGGCGCGGAGTTGAATCACCTTGCCGCGGGTGAGTGGGTAGCGGCATATCCATCACGCTCGGCTGATGCAATCGGCTTTCACCTAACCAAGCTGTTCAGCCCGGCCGTGCGGTTACTTGACCTGGTGCGCGGTTTGCAGACGACAGACGAAACCAAGCGCCGTGAGGCGTTCAACCAAGATTTAGGCGTTCCATACAGCCCGCGTGGCCTGCGCGTCGGCGACGACACGCTTGACGCCTGCCGGCGCGATTACATCCACTCGACATCATCCACCAGCGAGCGCCTGGTGGCCGGGATTGATGTTGGCGGCGTGTTGCACTGTGTCATCCGCGCGTTCGACGTGGAGACCGGCGAGCGCCGGCAGGTGTGGGCCGGTGAGTTGGATTGGGAGAGTGTCAAGCCGACGCTTGACCGTTTCGGCGTGGCCACGGCGGTGATTGACGCCTTGCCCGAGACGACCAAGGCGCGCGAGTTGCAGGCCAAGTGCAAACCGGGCATGGTGTGGCTGAGCTACTACACCAGCGACACCAAGGCGCCGGAGCCGGTGGAATTCAGCGACGAACGCGGCGTGGCGCTGCTTGATCGCACACGCACGCTCGACGGCACATTTGCGCTCTTCCTGGACGGCCTCAATGCGTTGCCGGCCAACATTCGCAACCTGCCCGACTACTACGCTCATCTGAAAGCCAGTGTGCGCACGGTGGAAAAGAACGCGAAGGGCGAAGCCGTGGCGCGCTACGTCGAGACCGGCCCCGACCACTACGCCCACGCGGAGAACTACTGCGCGGCCGCACGCTTCGTCAACCAGACATTTATGCGAGAGCCCGGCTGGGTGACATTCGCCCGGCAGGAACGCGAACGCATGACGACCCAAGCATTGCAAGGCGGTGATCAGAATGGCAGATGAGGTGTTGACAACGGCGACGCAACCGGACCGCGCCGATGCATACGCACAGGCCTGGAACGGCAATGGCCTGTTCGGTCCCGGCGTTCCCATGCGCCCAGTGCGGCCGGCGGATGAGCAGCCGCGCGTGTTCGATTTTCCGCCCGGCGTCAACCTGTATCTCATGCCGCGCGCCGGCTATGGGTTGCTTGCGTTCGATCAACTGCGCAACTTCGCCAACCTGTGTGACGAGGTGCGCATCGTCATTGAGTCGATCAAACGCGAGATTCGGGCGTTGGAGTGGGATTTCCAGCCCAAGAACCCTGACGACAAAACAGACTACGGCAAAGAGAAAGATCAGCTCCGCGCGTTCTGGGAGAAGCCCGACGGCAACAGGGATTTCGATAGTTGGTTGAACGCGGTGCTTGAGGATATGCTCGTCATCGACGCCGTATCACTGTGGCAGGATGTGGGTGACGCCGGCGCAGTTCGTTCGATAGATCAGATAGACGGCGCGCTCATCCGGCCGCTGCTCGATGCTCGCGGCAAGACCCCCGCACCCCCACTGCCGGCCTACGTGCAGACGGTCAAGGGCCAGCCGTGGCAATGGTTCACCCGCGACCGCTTCACCTACAAGCCATTCAACACCAACTCCCAGACGCCTTACGGCAAATCGCCAACCGAGTTCATGGTGATTCGCATCAATCAGGCGCTGCGTCGCAAGTTGAGCGAGGCGTCATACTGGGATGAAACCAACGTGCCTGAGGCAATGGCCGGCTTGCCTGCCGATTGGAAGCCGGACGACATCAGCAAGTTCCAGGACTATTTCGATGCGCTGCTTGTTGGCGACCTGGCGCGCCTGCGCCGCATCAAATTCATGCCGTCCAACGGCGCGAACTTGCCCATTCATGAGTTTCGCCGGCCGGTGGAGACGACGGCGCTCGACGAGTGGATGCTGAAGATGGCTTGCTGGGCGTTCGGCTTCAACCCGGCCGAGCTAGGCCTGACCAACGGTAACGGCCTGGGCGGCAAGGGATTCATGGAGGGCCAAGAGAACGCGCAGTATCGGCTCGGCTTCGGGCCGATGGTGCAGTATCTGCAAGGGTTGTTCGCGCCCATCGTAGCCATGCAAACAAAAGCGCCGCTCGTGCTGAAGGCCATCAACGTCGGCCCGCAGGAGGATCGCGTCGCCGAGCAGCAAATGCTGGAGGCGCAACTCAGGAACGGCGTGATTGACATTAACGTCTGGCGGGCAAAAGCAGGGCAGGCGCCAATTGAGAACGCCAAACCGTTCATGATCTTGAACGGCGTGCCCGTGCTGTTGGAGGAGATCTTCTCGCCGAAAGATCAGGGGTCAGGTGTCTGGGATCGGGGGGCGGAGTTCGTGAATGAGCCGAACGATCCGAACGATGAAACGCGGGAGCCGGCTGACAAGTTGAGTGATGCGCCACCAGATGAAAAAGAGGATGGGCAGCCAGTCGAGTTCATCAAACTCGCACTCGACCACTGGCACGAGAAGGTGCGCCGGCGTGTCCGCGATGGCAAGCCCGCCAATTGCGAGCCGCCGGCAATGAGTAAAGCAGCTATACCACCGTCCCTGCAAAAGCGCATCCGCGACCAATTGGTCGCACTCGCCACGCCGTCAGCGCCGGGGATCGCGACAGTGTTCCAGGAGATCGCCGGCCCAAAAACATTCGGCCTCGCGTCTCATGAGTTGCTGAAGGCTCAGCAGCCGACGCGGGGCCGGCGCGAAATTGAAGATGACTTCCGCGCGTGGCTGGATGAGCGCGCTGGCGAGTTGCTTGACGAGCTGGATATCGAGAGTGAAGCTGATGCGCGGGCATTAGCTGATGATGGCAGCACGTTCTGGGACGCATTCAAGGCGGCGCTGTTGCCGGGCTTGGTCGCATACCTTATCACTGCGGCCAAGCATGGCGCGAAAGAGACGCAGACGGAAAAGCAGTTCAAACTGCCTGGGCGTCTGCTCGCCGGCGTGTCGTGGGAGGAAGTCAACCGCGACGCGCAGGCTTGGGCCGAGCGATATGCCGGTCAGTTGATTCGCGGTGTGACCGAGACGGCGCGCGAGGACGTGCGTCGTGCGTTGGCTGCGTGGGCCGAGAGCGGCGAGCCGCTTGACGCGCTGACAACACGCATCACGCAGATCGTCGGCGATCCAGGCCGGGCGCGCACGATCGCGCAGACCGAGAGCACGCAGGCCTTTGCGGAGGGCAATACACAAGCCTGGAGTGCGGCCGGTGTGGAGGCGCGCAGATGGTTCACTGTCGTGGATGAGCGTGTGTGTCCTACGTGCTCGGCGCTGCACGACCAGGTGCGGCCGATGGGCGAGCCGTTCGAGGATAATGACGGTAATACGTATGACAATCCGCCGGCGCATCCGAATTGCCGATGTTTTCTATCCCCTGTTCTTGATGATGAATGACAAAAGGTTTCACAGGTTACAAACACTCGATTGCGCGCGCTCATAGATTAAGCAGCAGAGATACGCTACGGCGTCGTGTTCGTCCAGTCGTCGCCGAGTTTATCGAGCGTGTTGATGCACTCGGTGATGCTCTTGAGGATGCTGGAATTAGAGTCTGCACTGACGAAGCCCTTGCTGGCCTCAAACTCAAGCCAATAGGTCTCAAGCGTGCCAGCACAGTGTTGCAGGTCTTGGATTTCTTTGGGTGCGTTCTCTTTGATCCACTCCCACACAAACCAGTCGGCACGCATCTTCAGTGTGTCCACGAAGTTCGGGCTGATGACGGGGTTTTGGTCAAGCGACTTGACCCACTCCTCACGCGGCGGCACGTAGGGGAACTGGCCGATGGCTTCACGCTCGGCCTTGCGAAGGTTGGGGTTAAACTTGCTCGTAGCCATCTCACTATCTCCTTAGTGGGTTGGTTAGGGCTACATCAGCGTTACAGCGCTGGTGCAGCCCGCTCCTCTGATTACTTCTTCTTTTCGGAGTCTAGCCGCTTCAACTCGGCTTCAACGAGGCGATGCACGATCTCGACAAGGCTTTCGCTTCTGCTTTCTCTCACAAGAAGTAGCGCCTTGACCTTGCTGAGCATCTCCCATGTCCTAGTCCAAATCTTGAGCGTTCTGTATTCCACGAGGGTAATATTACTCACATGGGCCATTTTGTCAAGTCCGAATTGCCGGTGCTATGTTCAGCCCGTGCTTCAGAGGGGGTGACGAGTGATCACATTCGAGGTCAACGTCAACGGCCTGGACATGCCGTGGCTCGACGCACTCATGCGGGCGCTCACGCCCGGCGAGTTGCGCGAGACGATCCGCACCGGCATGCAGCGCGGCATGTATGTGTTGCACCAGAACCTGCCGCCGTATCCGCCTGCGCCGCCGGCCAGCACCTACGTTCGCACGGGTACGCTCGGTCGAAGTATCACGACCGGCGTGCGCGACGCGGCCGATGCCATTCTGGGTGTGATCGGCACGAATCTCGACTATGCGCCCTACGTCATCGGCGGACCGGATGAGCAGGCATGGATGCACGCGGGCCGGTGGTGGCAACTTCCGGCCTATGTGGAGGAGAACCTCGACGACGTGGTCGAGGCCATTGCGCAAGCACTGGAGGACAAATGGAAGAGTCTGGGGTTTTAGAGAACGTTAGAACATTGGGTCAGATCGCCCTCGAGGCGTATGCCGAGGCCAGGCGCGGCGTCACGTTTGACGGCCGGCCGATCCCGGTATGGGCCGGCATCGGCGATGATGTGCGCAATGCCTGGGAGGCGGCCGCGTTGGCGGTCGTGAAAGCGCCAAAAGGCATACAGGGTCTGACCGAGCGCGAGGAACGCGAGGTGCAATTCTCGCTGCTGTATGCGTCGCAGTTCAACCACGGCACCGACGGCCACAACGCCAAGCTACTCATCGCAAAACTGTGGCGCGCGGCGACCGAGGGCTATGTGCCGGTGCCTCTCGCGTTCTGGCCGAACGGGAAGGACAAAGCCGACACACCGCGTTGACCCGTTAGGACACCTGTGCTAATATCCCACACGTAAACGCGGAGTCGAACGGCCGCGCGTGAAACGAAGTTCAAGGCGGAATTGAGCCTTATAACTTTCAGGAACGCGGGCGCTGAAGAACCGAGTAGAGCAACGGCGAAAGCCATGCTCGAAACGTATTCAGCGCCCGCGTTTCGCTTTTCCCGGCAGCGGGCTATAGCAGGTAAAGCATGGACGAACTGAATGTCTTCATCCCGATCACCAAAGTGGACGCTGTTAAGCGCGAGGTGTGGGGCACGGCTGCCGAAGAGGCGCCGGACAAGGCTAAAGAGTTGATGGACTATGCGGCCAGCAAGCCACATTTCGAAGCGTGGTCGCAGGCCATCCAGAAAGCCAGTGGTGGCAGGTCACTCGGCAACGTGCGGGCTATGCACCAGCCTGTAGCAGCCGGCAAGGTCATTGATTTGCAATTCAACGATGCCGACAAATATGTATTTATCGGCACGCACATCGTAGATGATGCCGAATGGAAGAAGGTGGAAGCCGGTGTTTACACCGGTTTCAGCGTGGGCGGTGCTTACGGCTGGCGCAAAATGGAGAACGGTGTCGTTCGCTATGAGGCCAAGCCGTCCGAAATCAGCCTCGTGGATAACCCGTGCATGCATGGCGCGACGTTCACGATGGTCAAGGCCGGCGGCGTAGAGGAGTTGCGAAAGTTTGCCGAGGGTGAAGAAGACACGGAAGACGATGCAGACAATGTAGACAGTGTAGACAAAGGGGAAGCGGCTGGTAGTGACGACGGCGGTGCAGACAACGTAGACAACAGTGGCGAGGCGAATGCCGAAAGCGCGGACGAAAAGAGCGACGACAACGCTGAGGCCAATGAGGTCCAGAAGACCGCCGGCGTTTCGGCGGGCATCACATATGCCACTACAACCACAGGCACGCACTACACCGGCATTACGGGTCTGCCTGCCAGTGGCGGCTTCATCATCCCGGCCAGCATCACTCAACCGCTTACCAAATCCGATGACCCGGCGTGGGACGCGGCGCTTGCGGGCTACGTCGTAAGCGACGCCGCCAGTGCGGTGCAGTTCCTCAGCTCACTCGCCGGCAACATGGCCGGGCAATCTCCACTTGTCGCCCAGCGCCTGGCAGAAGCCGCGCGCATCGTCGGCAAGGGGCTGACGACAGCGACGGCGCAACTCGAAGCAGCGACGGCCGCGGCGCAGGAAGCCAAAACGGCGCTCGAAGCCGTCGAGAGCAATCTTGATGCGCAGGCGCAGGCGGCGGTGGATGCAGCCATGACTGGCGCGACGGCAAGCGAGGACGTGATCGAGAAACTGGCCGACGCCGTCTTCGCCAAATTCCAAGCAGTGATCGACGCGAGCAGCGCACAGGCGCAGGAGCAAGCTCTCGCAAAAGCGGCAGGCGAACAGGACACGCTCAACAAGCGATTCGATGCGGTAACGGCCCGGTTGGGCGCGTTCGATGATCGTCTCGCAAAGATTGAGGCGCGGCCGGTGATCGCCGGGCCGGTATTGCGGGAGGTGGGCTTGGGAGCCGGAGGTGCGGGCGTAGATGCCGGCACTGAGATGGCCGTGCTCGCCAAAATGATCGAAGACGAGCGCGACCCGACGCTGCGCCAGGCGTTGCAACAGAAGATGAGTCTGTTGCAGATACGCGCGGTGCAAGCGTCCGGGGGCACGCGCATCAGCAACTAGCAATCAGCTTACGGAGGCTTTACAGCCATGAATCAAAACACAATCGCGGGTCTGAGCCAGATGTCTCAGGAGACCCTCGACCTGTTCGCCAAATCATTGGGCGCGCCCCAGGCCGGCCACCCGCTGGCTAAGGCGTTTACCCAGGCTACCGGCCTGGTGTTCTACGACCTGCAAGCGCCGGCCAAGTCGCTCTTTCCGGTCATCACGCCGCTACGCAACAAGTTGCCGCGTGTGAAGGGCAACGGCGACACAGCCACGCGCTGGAAGGCGGTGACCGGCATCAACATCAACAAGCTGCGCGGCGGCGTGCCCGAAGGCCGGCGTAGCGGCATCGTCGGCACGACCGTAGTGGATCGCCTGCAAGCCTATAAGACCGTCGGCCTGGAGGACTACATCACGTTCGAGGCCCAGAATGCCGCGCAGGGGTTTGAAGACGCCCGCGCGCGCATGGGCCAGAACCTGCTGTGGGCGACGATGATCCAGGAGGAGCTGCTCAACTTCGGCGGCAACTCCGACCAGGGCGTCGCGCTGGGCACTACGCCCACGCCCACCACGGCCACAGCCACCACGGGCGGCACGATTGCCGCGGCGACCTATAGCGTGATCTGTGTGGCGCTGACGCACGGCGGCTATCTCGGTTCGTCCGTCGCCGCCGGTGTGCCCGACGTGCAGACGGTAACCGAGCCGAACGGCAACACATTCACGGTCAACCCCGGCACCGCTACCAAGAGCGCTGCGGCCTCGCAGGCAACCACGGGCAGCACCAGCACGCTCAGCGCCAGCGTCACGCCGGTCAGTGGCGCGGTGGCATATGCGTGGTATGCCGGCGCGGCCAGCTCGGAGCGGTTGCAGGCCATCACCACGATCAACAGCGTGTTGCTTACGTCGCTTTCGACAACGAATGAGTTGATTGCGTCAAAGTTCACCAGCGACCGCAGCCAGAACACATATGAATACGACGGCCTGCTGACGCACGCGTTCAAAAGTGGCAGCGGCGCGACGATCCAGACACTGGCCACCGGCACGCTTGGCACGGGCACGAAGCTGACTGTGAGCAACGCCGACGGTGCGGTAGATCAGATCGAGACGCTCTTCAAGACGATGTGGGATACCTATCGCCTCGGGCCGAACGTGATCTACTTGTCATCGCAGGAGATCGGCAACATCAGCAGCCTGGTCATCAAAAACGGCGGCAGCCCCATCGTGCGCATGACCGGCGATTTCACCAACGGTCTGAACAGCATCACGGCCGGGTCCGTGGTAGGCAGCTACCTCAATCGCTACGCCATGAACGGCGGACAGCTGGTGAAACTGGAGCTGCACCCCAACGCATCGCCGGGCACGATCCTGGCGCACTGCGACGTGCTGCCATATCCGGTCAGCCAGGTGCCGAACGTGGCCGAGATCCATTACCGGCAGGACTACTACCAGCTCGACTGGCCGCTCCAGACGCGCCGCTACGAGACAGGTGTGTATGCCGACCAGGCGCTGGCGCATTACTTTCCCGGCGCAATCGGTGTCATCACCAACATCGCCAACGGCGTGTAGGAAGTTATTAGGTATGAGTTCTTAGTTTTGAGTTGAAAACCCAACTCAAAACTAAGAACTCACAACTCTCGACTAGCACATGGCTCAATTCAAATCTGACTACGCCAGCGTCGCCCACGGCGACAAGCAGTTCGACGCCGTAGACGGTGTGATCGAAATCCCTGACACCGACGTGCCGGCCTTCGCTGACTTCATCGCCAACGGCATGCTGGTGGCGATTGAGACCGAGCCGGCAGACGAAACAGCGACGAAAAAGACGAAAGGACAAAAGGGAAACCTGACACCCGGCTCCTGAAGCCCGGCACCCGAAATGGCCGACTACTGCACGCTTGAAGAAGTGCGCGCCGAACTGGTGAAGCAAGGCACGGCGCAGGTGGATGACAACGCCATCGGCGAACGCATCCCCCGCGTCACCGGCTTGATCAACGGCCACCTCGGCCACTCGTTCGACGATGAGACCATCGCCAACGAGATGCGCCGGGGCGAGCAGGTGATCCTGGGCGCGGACGGCGTGCTGCAAATCAGCGTGAGCAAGGGCCACTGCCGGAGCGTGACAAGCGCGAGTGTGTCGAACGACGCGCGCAACTGGCACGTGCTGGACCTAAGCGCGCTGCTCATAGACGGCTATGTGCTGCACTTTGTGGACGTATCCAGCCCGATCAGCCGCGGCCGGCTATTCGCCCGGCTGGGCTACGTGGGCGGGTGCGTGGCGAACGACCCGCGCATGAGCGTGCTGAACTACGCGGCCTGTCGTTGGACGGCCTTCCTGTATCACAAGCGCGAAGCGCCGTTTGAAGTGATCGCGTATCCCGATCTTGGCCAGGTCAACGTGCCGTCGGGCGTGCCGAGCGACATCCGCCAGGCGCTCGATCCGCTGGTGAGGGTGCGGCCATGATGCTGGACGGCATGCGCTATGACGTGCGACCGGCGATTCATGCGCTGGCCAGCATCACCCGGGTTGCGCTGGCTACGACCGGTGCGGGCGCAGCACTCACGGCTACAGCGGCAGGCGGCGGGGTGACGGGCGTCACGGTCGGCGCTAGCGGCAGCGGATATCCGCTGCGCAACCGGCTTGTGTTCGGCGGGCCGGGCGAGTTTGCGCAGGGCGTGGTGCACGTTGATGGTGACGCTGGCGGGGCGGTGAGCCGGGTGGCCATGGTCGCACCGGGACGGGATTACGCCAGCCCGCCGGCTGTGAGCGTTCAGCCGTATCTCAACTACGTGTATGACGAGATACCGGCCGTGTTCAGCGAGAGCGCGCCGTTCATGTGGTTCGCGTATGCCGGCGGCGAGAACGCGCAGACGGCCTACGGCAACCGCACCCAGCGCATATGGACGCTGGATGCCATCGCCTGCCAGTGCTTGATGCAGGAGACCGACCAGGCCGAGCATATGACGCGCGAATTTGTCGGCGTGTTCTATGAGCTAGTCGCGGCCAACCGCAAGTTGAACGAGACGTGCGATGACGCGATGGTGATCCGCGACGAGGTGCGGCGCGTGCCGCTTAAAGGCGTGGGCAGCGCCACGTCGCAATATCTGGCGAACGTGTTCGCCGTTCAGATGACTGAGTATTCGGCGTGATGTTTTGACTTCACGCAGGAGTGTGATCTATGGGCATTCGATTGGCGGCCGGCAACGGCGCGAAGATCGGCATCAAGCCGAATCTGACGGGCCGGCTGTATGGCGCGGGCTATCTGTATCTGGCCGAGATGTCGGGCGAGAGCGGGTTGGAATTTGCCAACTCCGTGACGACGCAAGAAGTGTATGCAACCACGACCGCCAAGAACATCGGCGGCGTGGACGCAGCGTCGTTCAACTTCACGGCGTTTGTGAGCGACACTACCGGCATGGTGTATCGCTATGTCGTGAGCGCGCCGGGCAGTGAATACACCACTGCGCCGACGCTGGCCATCGCAGCGCCCCCAAGCGGGGGCGTGCAAGCCACGGCCATCGCCGAAGTGGACAGCGCGCTCGGCACGGTTGTGGGCGCATGGCCACTTGTGTTCGGCGAAGGCTATATCACCGCGCCGGCGGTGACGCCGTCGGGCGGCGGCGGAACGGGCGCGACATTCACCTCGCACTTCGGTGGCCTGACAGACTATGTGTTCGACGAGATGTTGCGCAACCTCTACATGAAGATTGAATTCAGCCCGGCCGGCGGCACGACTTCATCGAAGAAGACACGCTATACGTTCGACTTCACACGTGAGAACTACAGCGTGTCGCCGGCAGTCAACGGCGTGATTTCCATAAGTGCCAGCGGCAAGGCCGAGAACATCACAAAGGACACGTGGTAATCGTGAGTATGGGCGAAAACGAACAGGCAGACAGCGCCACCAATGCCCCAGACAGCACGGGTCGCTATCGCAAGCCAAAGCGCGAGGCGGTCACGCGCGTTTCGGCTGGTGCGCCGTTCGCCGACGACTGGATCGAATACGAGCCGGCGACGTTGCGGCATTGGATGCGCGCACTGGACATTGAAGACAAAGACATCCCAAACGCATACAAGCTGGCATCGGTCATCCTGCGCGACTGGTCGTTTACCGATCACGACGGTAGCAAGTTGCCGCTGGCGCTTGAAACGCTCATGGATGCAGATCGTGAGTTCATCATTGCTGTTGATCCGTTGATAGACGCGGCTATGGCTTTTTTAGGTCCGGTTCGCTCAACGAAAGAGAGCGAGGCGGCTTCGAGCTAGCCAGGCGCGGGCACCCAGACGCACCGGGATTGCCCAGCGATGTGATCGAGGCGTGGTTTGTGCAGCGCCTGCATTGGACGCAGCGCCAGATTGAGGAATGCGATCCGGCCTGGTTGTTGCGCATGAGGGCGCTGATTATCGAGATGGATCGTTCAGGTCGTTAGCCGGTCGTGGATGTCGCGCATATGAGGGTGTCGCTTTTTGTGGCAGTCAACGCACAGAGTTTTGAGGTTCGTCGGATGGTTGCTCCCGTTCTCGCTCAACGGCAAGACGTGATGGCAATGGCATTTGTGAAGTTCGACACGCCGACCACAGTATTGGCACAGGCCGCCGTCGCGCTCGTAGACCCACTGGCGAAGGACGCGCCACTGTTCGAGGCGCATCCGGCCATACCAGGGGAATCGCTTGTGCAAATCAGGAACCGTGAAGTAGTTCGCCATGACGAACGGGAAGACGACACCGTCACAGCCTCTTGCCGTGACGGTGTCGTCTCCTTTGCTGATTGGTTAACCGTGCCATGCCATATCACACCAAGCCGCGCCGTGCCTGACCAGACCTTGCATCGCCTTGCCTTGCCATGCCAGACCGGAACCACAAAGCAGCGCCTCACCTCGACCTTCCGCATCGTGCCACACCGTGCCATGCCACAGCCCGCCTTGCCACTCCACGCCGGAGCCACAAAGTTACTGGTGAACCTCAAACTTGGTCACGGTAAAGCGACCAAAGCGGGGGCGAAAGTCGCCGATGCCGATGGTTCGGCCGGCCATCTCCAGCACATCCTTGAGCACTTGCCAATGCAGTTCGTCATCGTCAACGGTGATGTCAAAGTCAAGCGTCCATCCTTCTTTGAACACCGGTCGGATGCGGGCTACGCGGGCGCGCTGAACCACAACCGGCCGCAAATCCAGATACAGCGACTTGTCGGCGTCAAAGTCCAGTTCATCCGGCGTAGGCACGCCGTGCGCAATGTGATCGGGCGTCACGCGCACAAAGCCGCTAAACAAGTCCTTGTAACTCTTGCCCTTCTTGCCCGCGATCTTGAAGCTGGTTGCCGCCTTGAGCATGCACGCCTCAAAGTGGATCGCTGGCTGGTAGATACCGCTGCCATTGGTGTAGAGATAGTCCTTCCACTCGCTGGTGTAATCCTTCGCGCCGGTGGACTTCTTGCTGCCCTTCTGAATCGTCGCAAAGTCGGGCAGCGGGTAACGATGTTGCATCAAAGGTGCAACGCCTTTCACTTGAACGCCTGCGGTATACATGTCCCCCTCCTAACCTTCCATGTCGAAGTCGCCTGCGCCGATCTTATCCAGGACGTTGATGGCGTCCCGTACGTAATCCATGATCGTCTCGTTCGAATTGGCGTGAACCAATCCGTGACTAGTTGCGGCTTCGCTAAGGAATACCGTCATAGCACTGCGGCACTGATGCATCTCGACGATCTCATGCGGAGCGTGCTGGCGAAGCCACTCAAACAAGGTTTGGTCGAGCTTGCCGCAAAGGCCATCAACGAACTGCGGGCTGATGGTCGGTTGCTCAACAAGCGCGTCGAGCCACGCCTTCGAGTTCGAGCCGGGGAAGGTGAGCCCAATAACCTCAAGGGCCGCGACAGCCTTGGTTTGCTTTTTAGCCATGTCGTCCCCCCCCTACGGCGTCGTGTTCGTCCAGTCGTCGCCGATCTTGTCAAGCGCGTTGACGGCGCGCGTGATGTGATCAATGACGCTGGTGTTCGAGTCTTCGCTGACAAATCCCTTGCTGGCCTGAAACTCCATGAAATACACGCCCAGGCCATCGGCGGCGCGGTGCAGTTCCAAGATTTCTGGCGGCGCGTTCTCCTTCATCCACTCCCACACAAACCAGTCGGCGCGCATCTTGACTGTGTCGGCGAAGTTGGGGCTGACAACGGGGTTCTGATCGAGGGAATCGAGCCATGCTGCGCGGGGCGGCACATACTCGAACTGGCCGATGGCCTGGCGCTCGGCCTTGCGAAGGTTGGGGTTAAACTTGCTCGTAGCCATGAGACTTTCTCCTTAAAGCTGGAAGTCGGAATGGTTAGGGCCGTGAAGGTGGTAGTGACACTTTCACGGCTCGACCTATTTACGAGAGCGAGTTTAATACTATTTTGGTATTGTGTCAATACTTATTCGATATTGACTATCTGCCTGGATAGTGGTAGTCTGCCTGTATGCGCAAGGCTGATAAGCAAGCCAAGACCCTTAGCGAGAGCAATAGCAGAGACGCAGTCGTCCACGTGTATTTCACGGACGAAGAGAAAGCGCGCGTCACTCAGCGCGCAAAACGCAAGGGTCTATCCACGGCTGCTTATCTGCGCGCCCTTGCTTTGGACGATTTGTCTAACAAGGATCGTCCGGTCTCTCCTCACTGAATCGAGGGGTTGCATCGGGCTTTCGCGGCTCGCCCATAGCCTCCCTGTGATGCGCTTCGGCTTGAGCCATGCGCGCAAACACGCCAAGCAAGACGGCGGTGGCAGCAAGGAACACACCAAGCGTGGCCTGACTCACAGTAGAAACGCCGGCGATCAAGGCGCAGATTGCAAGCACAACAAGCAAATTTGTGGAGTTCTTCATACATTTTTAGTCGGGCTGTTTGACCCATGCCGCATGGCGGGGGTGCAGCATGGGTAGGGCGGGCGCACGCAAGGTCGAAATCCTCGTTGAGGCTCGCGGCAAAGCGTCGGGCCTTGACGCCATCAACAAGGGGCTGCGCGACCTTGGGCGCAGCGCGGACGATGCGGTTAAGCAACTCGGTGGTAAATTCAAAACCGCCTTTGCCGGGCTCGAGAAGAGCAGCAAGGAGTTGCAACAGCAACTCGCGCAGGGTTTCAAGAACGCGGTTCCTGCCGAACTGGACTTTCTGGCCGACAAGGTTGGCGCGTTGCCGGTCCCTCTCCTGGCAGCCGCTGGCGCAGCGGGCGTGGCCGGCAAGGCGCTATTTGACTTGGCCAAGAGTACGGCCGATGTCGCAATCCAATACGACATCCTCAGCCAGAAGACCGGCTTGGGCGTCGAGACGCTGTCCACATTCACGGCTGTCGCCAATGATGCCGAGATCAGCACAGAGAGCGTCAATACCGCGCTGACGAAGTTTGCCGACAACCTCTTCACCATCAAGGGCGCTGGGGCGAACGTTGAGGCCGAGTTATTCGCAATCGCTGATTTGTTTCAGCGTATGCCAGACGGGCCAGAGAAAACGGCCATCGCCATCAATGCGTTCGGACGAAGCGGCGCGGACTTGATCCCGGTGCTAAACGGCGGCAGCGCTGCGATCAAGGGCTGGATGGCCGACATGTCGGCAGCGGGCCGGGTGGTGACGACCGAGGGTGTGGAGTCGGCGAAAAAACTTGACGACGCACTTGATGCGCTCAATGGAAAAGTTGAGGGTCTCAAAATGCGGCTGGGAACGGAACTGATTCCGGTCTTAACCACCGTTGTTGACCTCCTCAGGGACGCTGGCCTGACGGCCGAAACCGCCGCCACTCAACAGGCGCAGTTGGCAGTTGACTCTGGCAGCGCCTCGGTTGCGGCCGCTGCTCTGGCCCGCGATTGGGATGCCGCACACGCGGCGATGCTGCGCATCCGCGACGGTGCAATCGAAGGGAGCCGGGCTATGGCCATCGCCGAGGCGAAGGCGAAGGCGGCTGGTAGCGCCGCCGATCTAGCTGGCAGTGGTTTTATATCTGGTGCGAGTAAGGCGCAGGCCAGCGTCAGCGGCTGGCTCAACGCCGCAGGCGGGATTGAGCGCGCCATGACTATCATCGCTGGCGCGGGCGGCAAGGGTATCAACGTCAACAGTGCGTGGGAGGGCGGCCGGCTGGCATGGCGTCAGATTTCAGACAAGGAAAAGTCACAGCAAGCGTTCATCGCAAAAAATCGCGCCGACTCGGATCGATATAACCAACAGATACGCGACGCCACCAAGGCCAAAGACTTAACTGCCGCATATCAGGGTCTCTATAACCAGATCGAGGCCAATAAATCCGCCAATGAGCGTTACGGCCGTTCGTGGGACGACCTGACAAAGGTAATCGGCGGTGGTGGTAGCGGCGCGATCAAACAGGTGGATGAACAACTCAAGGCGCTTGAAGATCGTATGGGCGCTGTCAAGAGTGGCTTGGGTGGAAGCCTGGAACCGTTAAGCAAAAATGAGAAGTTACAGCAGGCTTTCAGCATCGCCACAGGCGAACTATCGCTTGAGCAGTTCCAGCTTCAGCAGGCGCTCAAGGCGACCACCAAAGCGCAGGAAGAGGGCACGATCAGCTTGGAGCAAGCCCTCACGGCGGCCCTATCCATCGGCGAAGGCATTGCCAATACCGGCGACCTGTTCGCCTTGGCCGGCGATGCAGGCAAACAGTTTGCTGCTGATCAGGCCGAGGTGCAGGCGGCAGTGGACAAAGCGACGAAGAAGATCGGCGATCTAAAAGGCGCGCTCGGTGTGCTGCCGGATAAGCAGGGCGTTGACGTGGTGGCCACGATCAAAGGTATGGCCGATCTTCGCGAGGCCAAAGACTTGGTGAAATTTCTCGATGCTCACGACCGGCACACCATCTATTACGACGTGGTGTATCGCACCGTCGGCCAACCGCCGCCGCCCGCGCCGCCCGGCTATGCATCCGGCGGCGTCGCCGAGGGCTGGGCGTGGGTCGGCGAGCGTGGGCCGGAGCTGGTGTTCTTCAATCAACCGTCTCGGGTGTTCAGCGCGCCGCAGTCGGCCGACATCGCCAACAGCACCGAGGGCGGCATGGGCGGGGCAGGCGTTAGTGTCACGGTCAACATTGACCGCGTGAACGACAACGTGGACGTGCAGCGGCTGGCCTGGCAGGTGGCGGACGAGATTCAGCGCCGGCGCACCGGGAGGCGCGGATAGAAGATGCCCGTCGAATTCAACTTCTACAACGTCGCCACGGCCGGCACGCAGGCGTTGAATAGCACGTCTGCATCCGCCACGCTGATCGAGTATCGGCCGACTGTGCCGGAGTGGGACGAGGAGCGCGGCGACTATGTGGATCGCGTTGCCGAATCGGCCCTGGTGCGCTGTGTCACATATGCTCAGGCTCGCACATTGCTCACCACGCTCAATCGCTGGTTTGCGTATGCCTCGGCCCGCACGGCCAGCCGGGCGCGGCACCTGGGCATCTATGCCCAATACCGGCCCGACGGGGCCGAGACGCTGTATCGCTCCGAGGTGCTGAGCGGCCACGCCCACATGGATAACATGTGGGGGCCGGCGCAAGTGCGCATCAACTTCACGCGCGTGAGCCATTGGGAGCGCGACGCCGAGACTGCCGTGCCGTGGGCGTCCGGCTCCAACCCGCAGAGCCTGAGCGACAACCCAGCCGGCACAAACGTTGTCGCGCTCACAGCCGCGTCCATCGAGGGCGACCGGCCTGCGCCCGTGCGCTTCGAGGTGACGAACAACTACAACAACGGCACGCCGGCCAGCGACCTGCATATCGGCGCGCTGTTGGGCAGCACCGGCACGTGGAACGGCGTGCTGCAATGCGAGAGCGCGACCAACAGCGGCGTGCAAAATCCAGGCAGCAATACCACCAACAGTGGTGCGTCGAACAACTCATATCACACCACGACCGTTTACAGCATCGTTGCCGGGTGGTTTACGGCGCTGGCTGATGACCCGCTATACACGATCAGGTTAGGGTGGTCGCTGACCACGGCGCAGCTCAACACGCTCAACGGGCGGGCCGTGAAGCCGCTGCTGCGGTTCTTCACTGCACCCACATCCACCAGCGCCATCGAGATCGCGTTCGGCGTGGGCTACGGTGCCGGTGGATACGGCGACACGATCCTGGCGCGCACGGATTGGATGAATGCCTACGCGGCCGCGCCGGGAACGGCGCTGCTCGAAGGCCCGGCCCTCAACATCCCGCCGGTCAACGTTGCGCTAGGCGGGAGCGAGAATGTCGGCGGCTACACATTCCTGGTGTTTGCCCGCAAGACCACGGCGGCAGACGCAAGCATGGCCGTGGACTACGTGCAGTTGTTCCCGGCCGACGCATACAACCACTGGACGCCTGTCGGCACGGGTGGCGGGCAGGCATACCAAGAGGTGGCCACCCAGGAGCCGGACTATCTGAGCGCCTCAATCCTGAACGGCACAAACCGGCGGCAGGGCTACATCATCCCGCAACCGCCGATCTTCATCACGCCGGGCGAATCGGCGCGGTTCTACTTCCTGCACGCCGCGGCCACGAACACGCCCATCGCCCGCACGTTTCAGGTAAGCGGCTATTACCGGCCGCGGAGGCTGACAATCTGATGGGTGCTCGACCTCAGCGCCCGCAAAGGTTGTGGCCCATTTTCTCCACCGGCCAAGCTTTGCCGAATGCGCGCTGGCTGGTGGATGGCTACACCAAGCACGAGATCGGCGGGTGCAAGACGATGACCATGCGCGCCACCGGCGGCAAGGATGATCTGCCGCAGATGCAGCTGCTGGTAAACCTTCTGAACACGGCGGTGACAGTGGTCAACGAGCGGCACGACCCGCGCTGGTGGGGCTATGTGCACGAGATCCTCATCAGCTACGCCGGCGTGTCGTTTGGCGTGTCCCTCGACGGCATGGCCAACCGCGTGGCCGTTGGATACACCGATTACGCCGGCGTAG